CCCTGCCGCTATCATTTGAACGGACAGATGGTGGTACTCGAAACCTTCCGTAACGCCTGGTACTATAGGGCCGCTTTGCACACTGGCGCCATATGGTTCTTCTTCTTCTTCATCTTCTTTGAGGAGACATTGAAACGTCTCACAATCCCTGGCCAACAACACACCGGATTGTGGATACTCGTCGTTGTCGAGACGTTAAAGAAGTTTGGAGACTACGGGTCCCTAGCTATCGTCGCTGCCCCCACTGTGGCTGCGTTGCACTGTTACTTACGCAACATGCCATTTTGGAAGGCAGTCTGTATGCACATGATGTGGAACATGACAATCGCCGTGTTTGAACTACCAGCTTTTGCTGCCACGATCGGCCCATCCGCGATGTCACTCATTGCGGTCTACGCCGCCGGCTATGTGTCTTACTATTGGCCGATGCCTAGTGACGGGCCCGTTGTGCTTGGCCCACGTTACGAAGTCCCACAAGCCAACGGGCCCATTGACGCCCACGCGTCCATTGAGTTTGCAACCCGGTTTAAACCGTACGACCCATCAAGGCCAGCAATGACACAAATGGGTCCCATAGTGCCCGGTGCAATACCCACAGTACCCGCCACTACCAGCACGAACCTCTATTCAGCGTTACGCGATCGACACTTGTTGCCTAAGAGGCAGGTCGTGTTTACCCGCGGACAACTGTTACAATCGGTCAAGTTCGCCATGTTTATGCTGCCATTGCCCACAAGTTACAAGCAGTTCAACGACGAAACAACTTTTTGGCCACAGAAGTTTAGCGCTTGGTACGACAAGCACGACGCAAACCAGAAGAGGTTCCTAGACAGAGCCATTGAACATCTCAAGCTGGTGCCCTACAGGACGGGCTTCTCCAAACATCACCGCTGTTTCACAAAGCGTGAGAAATTGTTGAAGCACTGCCCAGTCCCTAGACTTGTGCTCACCGTCTCCCCAGAATTTGCTGTGACCGCAGGACCATTCCTGTGGTCAGTCGCAAAGTGGTTTAAAACCCACTGGAGGCTCAAACCTATTTTTTACTGCCCAGGAGCCACGGTTGAGGACATCTCGACATGGTTTCAGTGGCATGTGGATCATGGGTATGAGTTCATAGAGGAGGACATGAGCAGGTGTGATTCTAGTTACCACGCCAAACTGCTTAAGGCCACTGCCCACATTTACCAGGCCTTTTACATTAGACCACGAGTCGATCGAGCCATTCGCGCGCAGTATCCAAAATGCGTGCTACACGGCAACGACGGCACGTGGGCATGCGTAGATGGCACCCTGTGCACCGGGTCACATGAGACAACCATTGGGAACACGAAAAACATTATTCTCAACAAGTTGGCCGCATGGATTCCGGAAGAACTCCAAGGTGTTCAAGCACACTATGGCAAACTGGAACTGGCAGAAGGGCACCGACACCCGCTGGGCATCATGCAAGCTGGCGATGATGGGTTGAATGCTGTACACCCTGATTTCGACATCGATCCCGTCATTCTCACACAGTTCGGCTACCGCGCCAAGACTAAGAGGTGCACCCCCGACACAGCAACCTTCCTGAGTGGACGGTTCTATCGGGTGAGCACTTTCTATGTCTGGGGCCCGAAGGCCGGACGACAAATCGCCAAGATCGGAATCGACATCGAATTTGACCCCAACCCACTTGCAAAAATGCGCGGTGTTGCCATGGGAATGCGAAACCTCACATCGCACATCCCCCTCCTAGGCGTTTTGATCAAACGCATCTTGGATCTCACTCAAGGAGTACGAGCCAAGCCAATCTTCGAGGAATGGAAGCCTATGGCAGCCCGAGCCTATGACCCAACCCCAGAGACCTACGAACATTTCGCCCGCGTCTACGATACGACCTATGCTGAGATAATCGACTGTGAGCAGTACCTAGCAGAGGTAGGCCTATACGAGTTTATGTACCACCCTCTACTCGAAAAGGTCATTTCGATCGACGCTGAGTGAGACCACTGGGGCTGCGCATTATGGCCCACATATAAACACTTGTTCATCGGTGACAAGTGTTAGCGCAGCCCGTGCAAAATGGTCAAACCAAAGCCCAAAAAGTCCACTAAGAAGACTGCCGTGAACAAGGTGGTCAAGGCCATCAAGAAGGCCAGCCAAGTGAAAGGAAAAGGTGATTTCTTCTCTGACGCCTGGAAGGGTGTCAAGGGATTCGCCAAGAAAATCCTTGGCCAAGGCCTCTACAAGGGGACGGATTGGTTGGCAACCCGAGCGCAAGATGCCATCAAGTCCATCGTTGGAAATGGTGACTACGTGTTGCCCGGAGCGCCAGTTGAACAGAACTCACTGTACTCTGCTGCGTCTATGGTTCCGCAGTTTGCGAACGATAAGAACCACGCGAACCTGATCCAACACCGAGAACCCTTAGGGGTTATCAGGTCGTCAAATGCCTTCCAGCGCACGTCTATCACCTTCAACCCGGGATTGTCCGTATTCCCTTGGCTGTCGGAGATTGCAGGCGCTTGGCAGCGCTACAAAGTCCACGGCGCTATAATTGAGTGGATCCCAGCAGTGACTCCCCTGAGCACAAACGCTGGCGGTAGAGTGTCGCTTTCAACGCGTTACGACCTCTCAACCGGGGCGCCACAATCGCTTCAACAGTCAGAAGTGACCTTTGGAGCTATCGCTGGTCGTCCCATGGACCAAATGGCAATGCCAATTGAGTGTAAGCCCGCTCAGATGGCCGTCGTCGCATTGAACGTGCGATTTGGCGACCTTCCTGTCGGAGCCAACGCTCAGTTCTTTGACCATTGTATCATCGACATCATAAACCAGGGTCAGGCCGACTCCTCGTCCGACATTGGAGAGGTCTGGATCACCTATGAGGTCGAGTTCATGATGCCCATCGCTGAGCACCTAAGCCACGCCACCGTGGCTTCAGCGGTGAAGTATGCAGCGATCACCACTGCTGCGCCGGCTGGTCCTGTAGGCACTAACACCTACACAACGCGAGCTGGATCCTCGCTTCCGTTTGACACCACTGCTACGGCAAGCACCTTGCAGGTCGACTTAGACTCGCTCCAACCCCTGCCAGTGGGCTCGACTTGGATTATCTGCCTTGAACAGGCAGCTACCACCAATGTCACACAGCCT